AGATTTCTATACACAAGATTTTGCCACTTTTACTAAGTATAACATTAAAGATTGTGAACTGGTAAGTAAGCTAGAAGAGAGTGAAGGTCTTATTGGTTTGGCTCTGGCAATGGCATTTGATACCCGAGTAAATTTTGAGGATGTATTCTTTCAAAGTAGAATGTGGGACTCTATCATTTATAACTATCTTAAGAGAGAAAACATCTGCATACCACAACGGCAAGAAACTGTATTAAAGACCGAGAAGTTCAAGGGTGCATATGTCAAGCCTACTCAAGTGGGTAAATTTAATTACGTTGTAACATACGACGTTCACTCTCTATATCCTTCAATCATTCGCACGTTTAATATTAGTCCAGAGACATTAGTACCACAGAGGAATACTGAAGTTTCGGTTGAGTCAATTCTCTCTGAACATTTTATTAATAAGACTGATTATTGTGTATGTGCAAATGGTTCAATGTATGATAAGACTAAAAGCGGGTTTCTACCAAAATTGATGGAAAAACTCTATAACGAAAGAGTTATCTATAAAAAGAAGATGATGGCAGCCAAGGCTGAATATGAGAAGAATCCTTCATTGGAGATTCAAAAAAAGATCACGGTATATAATAATTATCAGAACGTAAAGAAAACTGTTCTTAACTCAGCATTCGGAACACTAGGTTGTGAGTATTTTAGATATTACGATCTAAGAAATGCAGAGGCAATTACCTATACTGGTCAGGCGATTATTCGTTGGCTAGAGAATAGGATGAATGCCTTTCTTAATAAGATTGCTGGAACTGTTGATCTTGATTTTGCGATTGCAATGGATACCGATTCTATTATGGTGAACTTTGAGCCAATTATTAAGCGTATTTTTGATGATAAGGAAGTTGAAATGGGTAAAATAATTGACTTTATGGACAAGGTTTGTTCAACGAAAGTTCAAGAGTGTATTGATAATTCATTCACCGAAATTTGTGATACACTTAATTCTTTTGGCCGCCATCTTAGCATGAAGAGAGAAAAGCTATGCTCTTCTGGTCTGTGGGTTGCTAAAAAGAATTACATTATGAACGTCTGGGATAATGAGGGGGTTAGATATGCTGAACCTAAAATTGCAATTTCTGGAATTTCGGCAATTAAGTCTTCTACTCCAGCTTATTGCAGGACCAGAATTAAAGAGGGCATTAATCTAATCCTGGAAGGTGATAACGACGATATTATTCGTTTTATTGAATCATGTAGAAAAGAGTTTTTCGGACTCACACCCGAAGAGGTATCATCTCCGAAGAGTGTCAGCAACGTTAATAAATATTCCGCAGCCAATAATTCATATCAGAAAGGAACTCCAATCCAATCAAGAGCCTCATTGGTTTACAATAGGTACATAAAAGAGCAAAAGCTTGATATGAAGTACCCGCTCATTAAGGATGGGGAAAAAATTAAGGTTTGTTATCTTAAGATGCCGAATCCTATTAATGAAAACGTAATTGCATTCATTCAGAGATTTCCAACAGATAATGGATTAGGAAAATTTGTAGACTATAATACTCAATTTGAGAAAACCTTCATTTCACCTCTAAAGGCAATTTTAGATGTTATTGACTGGAAAACACAAGAAACAAGTACACTAGACTTTTTATTTGGATAAACGATATGGATGATTTTTTAAAGCATTTGATTAAAGAAGTTGGCGGGGAATATACTAAACTTGCAAAAGATATTATGGAAGATGAAACTTATGTAGATACTGGATCATACGTTTTAAACGCTCTTGCATCTGGTAGCATTTTTGGGGGGATTTCACAATGTAGAATTACGGCTCTTGCCGCAGATGAATCTTGTGGAAAAACCTTTATTGCTCTTAATGTGGTTAGGGAATTTCTTACCAAGAATCCAGAGGGAATTTGTCTTTATTTTGATACTGAATCTGCTATTAATAAGACATTATTGGTAGAAAAGGGAATTGATGTCAATAGAGTAGTTATTGTCAATGTTGTAACCGTAGAAGAATTTCGCACGAGAGCATTAAAGGCTGTTGATATGTATCTTAAAAAGCCTAAGTGCGATCGCAAGCCTTTATTTTTAGTTCTAGATTCATTGGGGATGTTGTCAACTAATAAGGAAATTGATGATACACTAGCCGAAAAGGATACCAGAGATATGACCAAGGCTCAACTTCTCAAGGGAACCTTTAGGATGTTGACTCTTAAGCTGGGAGAAGCAAACGTCCCAATGATTGTCAATAATCATTTATATGAGTCTATGTCAATGTATACCGCAAAGAAAATGTCCGGTGGTAGCGGATTGGCCTATTCAGCCTCCACAATTCTTAATATTTCCAAGTCTAAGGAAAAAGAAGGCACTGAGGTTGTTGGTGTTATTTTGAGATTTAAGACTGTAAAATCTCGCCTATCTAGAGAAAATCGCGATGTAGAAGTGAGACTATTCTACGATGAACGCGGCCTTGACCGATATTATGGTCTTCTGCCTCTTGCAGTAGAAGGTGGTGTAATTGAAAGAGTTGGCAATCGCTACGTGTTCGGTGAAAACAAGTTCTGGGAAAAAGATATTATGAAAAATCCCGAGACATTCTTCACTCAAGATGTCCTGGAATTGATTGATGTCTATGCCCAGAAAAAGTTCAAGTATGGTTCAAGTCAGGCAGTAGAACTTGAAGATGATGATAATGAAACTGATGAATAATAATGAATGGAATCAACTGAAGCCCTAATTTTAAGAAACTTAATTTATAATGAAGACTACACAAGAAAGGTTCTCCCTTTCATAAAAAAGGAATACTTCATAGATAATCTACAAAAAATTCTCTATGAAGAAATATCTAATTTTACAACTGAATACAATGCACTTCCTACACCTGAATCACTTTCTATTGAACTAGAAAAACGTTCAGATCTAAACGAGGAAAGTTATTCGGAAATCACCAAGATCATTTCTGAACTTTCGGATGAACCTGCCGAAAAAGAATGGCTTCTAAAAACAACAGAGCAATGGTGTAAAGATAGGTCAATTTATCTCGCAATTCGTGAATGTATTCAAATTGCAGATGGTAGTGATCCGAAACTAACCAAAGAGGCAATCCCTTCAATTCTTAGTGATGCACTTGCCGTAAGTTTTGATAGTCATATTGGACACGATTATATTGAAGATTCTGATGCTCGTTATGAATCTTATATTCGCAAGGAAGAAAAGCTACCGTTTGACCTGTCCTATTTTAATAAGATTACTGATGGGGGTCTTCTCGCCAAAACTCTTATGGTTCTGATTGCGTCTACGGGTATCGGAAAAAGTTTGGTAATGTGTCATTTTGCAGCATCATATCTTCTTCGGGGTAAAAATGTTCTCTATATAACCATGGAGATGTCCGAGAAGCAAATATCTCAAAGAATTGATGCGAATCTTCTTGATGTTGATATTAAGGATTTTTCAAAGATTTCTAAAGCTGAATTTGATTCAAAAGTTAAGCGTCTATCGGCTAAAACTCAAGGCAAAATAATTGTTAAAGAGTATCCACCAGTATCGGCACATGCTGGTCACTTTAGGGCTCTTATAAACGAACTTAAGTTGAAGAAGACTTTTATTCCCGATGTCATTGTAGTGGACTATCTAAATATCTGTGCATCAAGTCGGTATAAGAGTAACGGGCAGGCAAATAGTTATACAATTGTAAAATCTATTGCCGAAGAGGTGCGGGCATTAGCTGTTGAATTTAATGTTCCGGTTATTAGCGCAACTCAAACGAATAGGAATTCGATGGCCAGCTCAGACTTGAGCCTAGCCGATACCTCAGAAAGTATTGGGATTACACATACGGTTGATTATATGTTTGGTCTCATTTCAACCGAAGAACTAGAGGGTCTCAATCAGATTCTTATTAAACAACTGAAAAACCGCTATGGAGCATTAGACCCTCACCGCAGGTTTACAGTTGGCATAGATAGGGCAAAGATGAGGCTATATGATGTAGAACAAGAGGCACAAGCCGATCTTATTGAAAATATGGATCCAGAGACCGATAAGAAAGATTTTAAGTCTAAGTTTAGAGAATTTAATTTTGGAGAATAACATGACACAACAAATTACTACAACTGAATATGCAATTATTGATTCCGACAAATATATTGAATTTGTTCGCCAAACTACTAGTCCAGCAAGTAGTGATAGTTCAAAACTTATTGAACGTTTGAACGAATTAGAATGTCAGGGTGTTGATATTTCCCGATTGCTTACTTTTGCATTAGGAGCCTCTGCTGAACTTGGCGAAGCAGTTGAGATTATTAAGAAGGCTGTTTTACAAGGCAAATCCTTCAATGAAGATGCCAAGGTCCATTTACTCAAAGAATGTTCAGATTGTTTCTGGTATTTTGCCCAACTATGTATTGCTTTAGATACATCTTTTGAAGAAATTATGCAAATTAATTATGAGAAATTATCCGCAAGATATCCCGAAGGAACTTTCAGCGTTTATCGTTCAGAATATCGCAAGGATGGTGATATCTAAATAAGGCAAATAGTAAATTTACAATGCACAAAAATTGTTTTTATGCTTATTTGAGGGAAGATAAGACTCCATACTATATTGGAAAGGGTAAAGGGCAACGTGCATTTGTTAAACTAAAAAATGAAATCCCAAAGCCAAAATATAAAGATAGAATCATCATTTTAAAAAATAACCTAACAGAAGAAGCATTCAAACATGAAATTTATCTAATATATGTTTTAGGGTGAAAAGACTTAGGAACAGGAATTTTGCGTAACAGAACAGATGGAGGTGATGGCCCCAGTGGGGTGAAAAGAACTAAAGAAGTCCGTGAAAAAATAAGCAACGCCTTAAAAGGGCGGAAATGCCCAGGTGTAAGTTTAGCAAATCGTTTAAGACCCAAAGAAGAGCATTCTTGTTTTGGAAAACCGAGAAGCGAGGAAACTAAAAGAAAACTTTCCTTAAAGTTGGCAAGTAGAAAAGCAACTAAAGAACGAGCAGAAAGAATTTCTAAAGCGAATAAAGGAAAAGTTAGAACTGAAGAACATAGGAGAAAATACAGCGAGGCTAAAAGGGGAATAAAACAAAATGATATTCATAGAAAAAATAATGCAGTAAGCAAATGTAAATATATTTACTATTTAATGCGCCCAACTGGCGAAACAGTAAAAACTATAAATCTCACACAATTTTCTAGGGATAATAATTTTCCTCCTGGGTCAACTTATCGGTTATCTACTGGAGAATATCAAGAATATCGTGGATGGAAATTATTGTGTAAGGTAGTATTAACAGATGAAGAACGTAAAAAATATTTTGCCACTAAGAGTGATTCAATTAAACAAGAATACAAGTAAAAATTGTGATTACAATTAAAATAAACAGGTGTAGTAAAATGAAACTAACCAAAGCGCAAATCAAAATTTTAGAAGATGCTTTCTCCAGCTTTCCTGCTGACTATACATCTTCAACAAATTTTACTTCTATGGAAGGCATTCAAAGACA